CTTTCCTGTAACTTTATATAAAAATATACTGAAAGCAATTAAAATCAAGCCTAAAAAGTATAATCCAAACTTGATATTTATAGAAAAGTTAGTAAGAATAATGATGAAAACTCCAATAAAAAAGACCATTTCCATAACAAATATGTCATTGAAAATAGTTCTATTAATTATATTCTTAAGTTTTTCTTTGACTTTTTTCAAAATCTCACCTCATTTCTCTACCAATCCATCTTATCAAGGGTATCTACAGCATTATATTTTTCTTCTTCAACTATTAATTGTGTCATTCCAAATATTAATACAGCAACCATATCTATTCTTTGCTTATTCTTATTTTCTTTCTGTAGCATCTCATCATCTGCTTTACCTTTTGTAGTAATTGCATTCTTCATATTCCAATCAAGCAATTCATTCTTTTCATAAAAGACATTTCCATCATAAACAAGCTTTCGAAATTCTTTTGTTGCTGGACTTAAATTAGTATAAGTTTGTTTTAACATTATTACATCAAAATCTTCGCTTAACCTTTCCATCATTTCTTTTGCATTCATAGGATCTGTTACAATGGATATAATTTTGCAATTATATGTTTCTTCAATTCTTCGTATATATTCTTCAACTTTTGTATAGCTTACTGTCATTCCTTTGTGAATATCACAATATCCTAATTCAGCATAATTTCTATAATCAATATTTTCTCTACGTTCTGCCAAACTATCTTCTGGTAAAAATCCATGTGATTTACAATAAATTTTATTATCTTCTCTGTACATAATACTTACTGCGGTTAAATCCGTGGTAACTGATAAATCTACACCAACAATAACCTCTTTACCTTCAAAATTAATATTGTCAACTTTACATTTCTTCCAGTATCTAATGTCTAAGTACTTATCTAGTTCATTGGTATCAAGAAAAATATTAAAGTTTTTAGTTAATAGCTCTTCCTGTTCAGATATTTTTATTTTAGCAATCTCTCTATCGCTTTTAATTTCTTCGTAATTTTCTTCTACTCTTAACGGATTTGCCTTATAAATTGCCATATCATCCCACACTTCCTCTCTAAGTGCATAATACAAAAGAATAAATATTCGTTCATTTGTAACAGTTCCCTCTAACACTGCTCTATCATATTCAAGTTCTTCGAGCATTATTGAATCACTTTCAGCATAAGCAGTTGTTGTTTTAAACATAAGTGGATTTTTAACACTTAATTGACCTTTTCTCATAGCTTGTATATTATCATTACTTGTAAATGCTCCAACTTCATCTGCACATACTGCTGCTGGTCTAATGGAGTTATTCTTATTTGCTTTGCTCGTACGTGGGTAATAAAAACTATGTGTGAGTGTACACTTTATAATGCCTATTTCACTTTCTGATACAAAAAAATGTTTTTCTAATGCTGGACTCGCTGTTATTATCTGTGCCATGGCCTTACGTACTTCCTTGGCTAAATCTCTATCAATGCATACAGAGTAGAACTCACTAAAGTTCTGTTCTGTTAGCATTAATAGGATAAATATTAGTGCTATTAAAAATGTTTTAGCATTTTTACGAGGAATAAACAAAACTACATCTCTATACCTGAATTTATTTTTATCATTTTTATATCTCCAACCAAAAATAGCTACTAGAATAAGTGCCTGAAATCCCACGATTCCATCATAAACACTTTTTCCAGCAACAAATCCTGTTGCATAATTTATTATTTTCAAAAGGTTATTTATAATCTTTAACTTTTTTGCACATAAAAAAAATTCAAAATTCTCTTCATATTGCTTTATTTCATAATCATATAGAAACTTTTTACACTGCTGCTTGACTTCATCTGTAGTTATTTCAGTACCATCAGTAACATCTTTACAATATTTTAATGCATCATCCAATAATTTCATTACTCTTCATCATCCTGTAGCGCTTTCAATAAAGGATCTTCTTTTTTCTCTTTATTATCCAAAGCTAAATTACCTAACTTAGCTCTGCTTTGTGGAGATAATGATAATTCACTACAACACCTATATAAATCTTTTGTATATTTATCCTTTGCACTCATTAGATCTTTGTTTACCAAACTTCCTATATTCTTATTTATAATAGTTTCTATAGTTTGAAGTCGGTCAACTGCAATAGAACAAGTAGATAATACAAATACATCTAAATTAGTCAATATTCCTGTTTCTAGTAATTCTTCAATTATAAATTTATATATTTTCTTTTGTTCTTTGGATAAATAACTTGGTGGTTTATCTATTTTGTCAGCTAAACCTTTTAGTTTTTCTTCATTTTCTTTTCTTGTTTTAATTTCAGCCTTCGTGTTATGTCTTGATTGGCTATCTATTGATTTACTTGGCCTAGCCAAAACTTTCACCTTCTTTCGTCCAATTTTCAAAACTTTCATTTCGGGAATTTTATCTGACTGGGAGGGCACCCGGGACTTTCCACCCCTTTATATAAATTTTCAGCCCCTCCCCCGGGTTTAAAATATCTCATTTTCATATTTTTTCAGCAATTTTTTCAAATAGTTTTGTACTTTTATTTTTTCTTCGCAGCTTTTATTCATCATTCTATGAATTGATATATGATTTCTTTTTGTTAATCCAATTATGTTGCTTGCATCTAGCCTTAAACTCCAATCATCTTTAGTTTCTATTATGTGATGATATGCTTCGGCTTGAACTATATTCCCTTTGCTCCATTCAATAATATCTAAACCAAATTGATTGGATGCTACACTATTCCTACACTTAATCCATGCACCACTTGAATAAAACTCCTGCTCTCTTTTATCTGCCCTATTCTCCTTATAATGCTTATACTTTTCTTTCTTCTCATTTACTTCACATTTACACTTACCTCCATATGTGACTCTATTACCACATACAGAACATAACCTGTACATAGCCATACAGTAACAGCTCCTTATATTTCAATAACCTTTGAATTAACTTCTTTCTCTTTTAACTTGGTAAGCTTCTTATCATTAAGAACTTTGTTAGGATCTTCACTCCATTTAGTCTTCTTCATATTATTTAGCCAATACTTCTGTGCTGCTAAATCAGGTCCCTTGTATTTCTTGATAGACTTAACAACCACATCTTCTTTAACTAAAATAGTTTTGCCATCCTCTGCAAGAGCTTCATTCTTAACTTTAGTTGCTACTTCTTCATAATATTTATATCCGTTACAGATTTTAAATAGCGATTGTTCTACCTGTTCATTCTTTTTATCTTTACATTCAGCCATTAGCTCTTTTAGGTCCTTATTTTTAGCTTTATAGCTCTTAAAAGTTGAGTATCCAACATCTATTTTTTCAGCAATTTCTTTATCTGTAGATCCTTGCTCAGCCATTGATTCTATCAGCTTTAAGTTCTCTCTTATTTTCTCTTCTACTGACTTCATTTCACACCTCCAACATCGAGACTTTTGCTTTTAACTAAGGCTCGATAATTGCTATATTTCCCACGCTTTTATTTCCCTACTTTTTAGCGTAATAATTTAGCTGACTTATAGTATGTTTTAAGCTATAAAATACCTCATTTACTTACAGAGTAAGGTATTTATTTTTTAATATTCCTACTTCTATATGTCTTTAATTTTTATCCTTTAATATTTATGGATTAAATAATAAGGTATTTAAGGCTAAAAAAATATGAATATTTCCCATATATCAAAACACATATTTATCTGATATCTTTGCTGACTCTTGCAATATATCTTCATCTAACCCGATATATTCCATAGTCGTTGTTACCTTAGCATGTCCAAATAATCTTTGAACATAATAGATATCCTTATCGCGTTCTATATATTGAAAATACCCATATGTTTTACGTGCTGTATGTGTTCCAATTGAGCCTACTATGCCAAGTTCTTCAAGTACACTTTTAAAAATCTTTCCTAATGCTTCTCTTGATATATTTTCTTTAAATGGTTCTACGCCTTCCCCTTTTTGTGACCAATATAAATATTCTGCATCCTCTTTATCTTGAATATATTCTTGAAGTATTTTTATAAGCCTATTGCTCAGTTTTACAACTCTTTCAAACTTTACTTTTCTAGTTTTCTTAGTCTTTTCTTCCTGAATAATCAATTCACTAGTCTGTATTGCTTTCCTAATATCTGCAACTGTAAGCTTTACTAAATCTCCACCTCTATATCCAGTATTAATTCCTATACTCCAAAGTATATATGCTGGATAATTATAACTTTTCATTCTATTAGCAATTCTCTGTAAATCCTTAGTATCTTTAATTACTATAGCTGCATTCCTTCCTTTTTTTCTCAAACTGAATGCACCTGCCTTATCTTTCCCTTTACTCTTTTGTATACATTGCTATCCATACACTTGCGTAAATCGCTTGTCTCATTTTCTTCAAATATTCTTTTACTTCCACAGTGAGAACATGAAATATAGTATCCTTTTTTTATTGTGTCCTCAACTTCCTCATTAATTAAAATGTTTGTCTTCTTACATTTACCACAAATGCGAATCAAATATATTTCTTTCACATTCTCACCTTCTTTCCAAACAAAAAGAAAGACAAATTGCTATACAAACAACTCATCTTTCCTATAATTGCTTTTTCTTATTCTTTTATCTATTTCTTTAAGGCTATTCTCATTTTTCAATCTTTTAGGAGTATCAAAACTTACTACTGGAGCTACATTAACATCAATTACTATATCTCCATCTGAATTAGTTTTGTAGATAGATCTATTCTTTTTAATAAAAGTTGAATCACTCATATATTGTTTTGCTTCATATCTTGTGATTCTATCTATTTCTTCATTCCTAATTTTATTTGCTAAATGCGAATTCTTAAACTCCT